CTTTATGTATTTTCTATAGCAGCTCGCTCTAATGTGAGTTCACTGCATCTTATTGTCATAGTAGTGCAGACACTGTATTCAAGTATGTTTTAGGGTAGTTTTAATTGCAGTAGAAGCATAGCAGAGTAACACTACATTAACATCATATCAGCATTGCGCAAGCGTACTGTGTTAAGAATAAATATTTTATCCAAGATATTATAGCAGTAGTGTTAATAAAGTTTATCCAAGAATGCTAAACAAAGTATAAATAAAATGCTGGAACTTTATGAATATTATTTGATCAAGATATTAAATACAAGAGTTGAACAGCGCACATGTCATATTAATTTTTTATGCCCGATATATCAACTCGTAGCAAGCACGTGGCAGCACAGTAGCAATTGATTGAATATAAAGCTATCAATTATCAATTACTGTGCAGTGAGCACGCTGTGAGAGCTTGCTGTGCTGTAGTGAGATTGAGATTGTGTGTGTAGTGAGTATGCGTATGAAATTACAAGCTATATGGGGGGGTATAGCTGGGGTACCCCTATTTTCTCGGTAGGATATTTATAGCTCTAAAATCATTCTCTATTATATGGATATTATTTTTAGCTTTTATTTATAACTACTCTATTACACTCTATCTGATTTTTTTATGTGGTAGGATATTTATGGCTTTAAAACTGATCTTTGCTTTATAGTAACCTTACTCTTGCTTTTGAAAATGATAATATACTCTTTATATGATCACACATATTATTTCTCCTTATAATTTTGGAGAACTTGTTTAAGTAGTTTTCGTAGTGGTAAAGCATCAGTAAAAATTGGATTGCATTTATTAAGTTCTCTGGTGCAAGAATACATCAAATAGGTATTAGGTTCAACGCCTCCTTCAATCACACATCCTGGAATGATTTTATGCACTTCGTTAAGAAGTTCATTGGTCGTTTTCATTTTATTTATCCTTTATTCTATTAAATAAAAATTTTCATTTAAATTCTCTCATTATTATTGTTAATTTTTTACTATAATATAAAGTTGGTACCCGAGATGGGATTTGAACCCATACTGTATAGATTTTAAGTCTATTGCCTCTGCCAGTTGGGCTGCCCGGGTTTTATTATATTTTTATTCTTTCTTATGAAATAATTCAGACCCAGGTCTGAGTAGCATAAATTTCTTTGCTATTTTATCTGCTATTTCTTTACTTGTTTTTTCTACTACTAAAATTGGTTGTCCATCTTCATCAGTGAGTAGTACAAACCCGTGTGCATTTATATCTTTGGGAACATACATCATGAAGAATAGAGTTTTATCTTTTTCAATGTCTTCAAAAGATATGTTTTCTTCCATTTCTACTGGTTTATTAATTGACTCTTCATAGCCACTTGATGCTCTTTTGTCAATTGAGTCCACAGTTTAATTCTCCATAATTCATAAAATTTAGAAATTAAATTTTGAAAAGAAGATTTATTTTGGTATCTGTTATTTTGCCTTTTTTAGCACAGTGAACACATAAATTTTCTTTTTCTGCTTTTGTAAGATTTCTTTTTAAAAGATCAACTGCAAACACATTTTTACCAACATGCTTACCACAATTGGTTTTATTTGCCGCTGCCCACGGATTAGAGTGATCTATAATATGAACTTTACTCATTTTATTTTTCCTTATTTAATATTGTATATTTTTCTACAGCATTCACAAGCTGTATAACCAGAATGCGGTTTAGCGTATTTTATAAAGCCGATTCCATTACAATTTGGACAATTAGGAACACCAAATTTCTCTGATTTTGTAAATATACCATAAAATCTTGATTTAAAATCCTCTTTTTGTTTTTGCTTTTTTATCCAATCTATTTGTGGTTTAGTAAGTTGTTTTTCAATACCACTCATTTTATTTTTTACTTATTAAGTTGTTTTTTAATAAAAACTGCTCTAAGCTCTTGTAATTGCTCTCTACTAAAAATCTTATCTCTAAAATGTGGGTTGTTTTCTCTTCCTTTACAATAAATTTGTTGTTTGCTATCATATTTTTTCCAACCGTCACAAACTCTATTCATTGCAATAGTAGTAAGAAAACTAAATCTATTAGCGGGTGATGCTGCTGAAAGTGTTCTACCAAGTAAAAGACATTCTCCAGTAGTAGCAATTGTTTGGTGCTCTCTATAGAAAGCGCAGTTATAACAAGAACGTGTGAAATTTCTTAGATTAGCAAGTTTTGATAAGTCTTTATCCATTTTATCTCCTATTTTTAGTTGAAATATTTTTGTTTCATACTATTATCCTCTGTTATATTATACAAAATTTTTTCTAAAGTATGGTTAATTAAATTCCCTAAATCTACTACCCACTATTTTTGTTCGCCACATTAAGATATATCTGTAAATATTTGAATCAATTTCTTGCTGCATATAGATTGGTTTTTTTCTTATTCTTAGACTCTTATGATTTTTAGTTGTTTCAAGGAAACCAACATTTGATGGGTAGCTTTCCATTTCAGCTTGTGTAACTAATTTATTTGGAATTACAAAATAAAATAAATTGCAAGTTGACCAATAATCGGGAAATTTGTGATCATTTCTTAAATCATTTCTATTTACTTTAACCTCATAGCAGATTGGTCCTCCCATTTTCCATTTTCTTGGTAGTACCCATAAATCTATTATAGGGCTTTCTGCTTTGTATGCTTTCTTCCATGCAGTATGCCAATACCAACTTTGTTCTGATGTTCTTGGTGATTCTTGCCATCTTTTATAACATAATTTTTTCCAGCCGCTGTTTGGAACATTAATTTTTCCACTATTCCATGATACATGTATCTTGCATTGCTCAACACAAACATCATTTTTATGCCTTTGTTGCAAAAGTATAATAATATCTTTTGCTTTCAATTGTATTCTCCAATATATTTATTTTAAAAAAAATACCTTCTATTATATTATACTTGTATTTATTGGTTTTTATTTTAATTAAAGTTAAACTGTTGTTATTGCTATATTTAGTATGAATCAACAGTTTGCTCTTATTTTTATAACCAAAGAACACTATATTTATATATACTACTTATTTGAGGGGATTCACAATATGGTTGCAGTACTTACGGAAAAAAAGACAGAGCAAACACCTGTTCGATATGTTAAAAAAGTTTTGGGTTTTAGTTTATGGTCACTACAAGCAGAAATTTTATTGTCTGTTTTACAGAATAGATATACTGCTGTTCGCTCTTGTCATGCTGTTGGAAAATCATTCATAGCTGCAATTGCAATGCACACTTTTCTTGGGCTTAATCGAAACAGTATAGTTTTAACAACTGCACCGACATATAATCAGGTAAGGAATATTCTTTGGCGTGAATTTAGAAAAATTTATAATCGTTCTAAAGCTAATTCATTTATGCCAAATGGATATGGTGGTTTATTAAATCAGACTGATTTTACTATTGATGAAGATTGGTATGCAATAGGGCTTTCTCCTCGTGATACTGATGAAGCGCGAGTACAGGGTTTTCATACTGAATCTGGTAGTGTGCTTATAATAGCTGATGAAAGTCCTGGTTGTAGTAGAATAATAATAGATTCGGCAGATACAAGCTTAATGGTTAGTCCAAATGCTCATATGTTGCAAATTGGAAACCCAACTGAGTCTGTTGGTCATTTTTATGAGTGTTTTAAAGACCCAGATTATAAAAAATTTAAAATTCCATTTTCAGTAACGCCAAACGCAAAGGCTGGTAAAGATGTTGTGCCGTTTTTAATTACGAATGTATGGGTAGAAAGAATGCGTAAAAAATGGGGTGTTGATCATCCATTTTATATAACAAAGGTTGATGCTGATTTTACAGATGTTGGTATAAATTCTATTATATCTCTTACAGATGTTGAAAGAGCAATGAATGAAGAGACACCCTCTTCTCTTGATGGTCTTAAAGTAATGGGTGTTGATGTTGGTGGTGGTGGTGATGGTGGTGATTTATCAGCTATAGCAAAGCGTACTGGTAATGTGATACACCCAATTTTAACTTTTAATAAAGTAGACACACAAGAATTGGCTGATTGGGTAGAATATGAACTAAAACAATTTAGTCCTGATAATGTTGAACGAGTGATAGTAAATATTGATACAATTGGTATAGGTAAAGGTGTGTTTGATGCATTGTGTAGAAGAGGTTATCGAAATGTGCGTAGTGTAAAAGTTTCTCGTAAGCCGACACCAAGAAAAATGAGAAGAACCCGTGCGGGTGAGGAGGAATATAAGAATAAATTTATTGATGATTACTATAGTTTAAAAGAAGAATTGTGGTGGGATTTTAGAGAAGAACTTGCAGAAAATAAATGGGTATTACCAAATGATGAAGAATTAAAAGCTGAATTAATAGCACCGCGTTGGAGTCCTATAAATGGTAAGATTCAAATGGAAGAAAAGAAAAAAACAGTAAAGCGTCTTGGTCATTCGCCAGATAAAGCTGATGCTGTAATTCTTTCTACAGCTAAACCACGACCCGAAATAAGAATTGTTTAACTGGGAGAATTAAATGGATTTGAAAGATTTTAGTTTCAAAAAAGTATATTCAAGATTAAAAAAGGATAGTGCTGTAACACAAGAAATTATTTCAAGCATCATGCTCTGGCCTGATGGGTCAATACCAACACCAAAGAATTATACTGATTATACAAAGCTATATGAAAATGTGCTTTGGGTTTATGCGTGTGTATGGGCTATAGCTGCACATGGTTCAATGGTTCCTTATCGTATTTATCAGGTATCTGAGAGTGAAGAGGAACCAGACGAAGCAGATAAGAAAGAGTTAAACTATATGCATCCTGCACGTAAGTTTTTTAGAAATCCAAATAAAGTTGATACTTTTGATGATATTATTGAATCGTTGCTTACTTTTCTTGAGTTAAATGGTGATGTGTATCTTGAAAAGGTTTTTGGTGAACTGAAACAATTGATCGAAATTTATCCGTTGCGTCCAGACCGTGTACGAATCCACCCAAGAAAAGATGGACGAGGGATTGATCATTATAGTTATAAAGTTAAAACTTGGAAAAAAGGAACTAAATTTAATTCAGATGAAATTAGTCATTTTAAATATTTTAATCCAAACAATGATTTTTATGGTCAATCAACAATGATGGCAGCTACACAAACTATTTTGCTTGAGCAGTATGCAACACAGTTTCAAGAGATGACTCTAAAGAATAATGCAGTGCCACAAGGGGTAATTGAGACAGAGTACGATGTTGATGATGTTGAAATGATGCGGATAAAGAAAAAATGGTTACAAACATATCGTGGCGTGACAAAAGCAGGTGAAATTGCAATTCTCCCTCTTGGTTTACGATTTAAGCCCCTAAGTTATCATCCACGTGATCTTGAATGGAAAAACCTTTTAGAAAACAATAAAGAAAGATTATTTGCAATTACTGGTGTTAATAATGCTGTGCTTGGAATTTTAGAAAATATGACATACGATAATTATCGTATGCAAATTAGATCATTTTTTATGAATGTAATGCAACCGAAAATGAAAAAGCTATCAGCAAGATTTACAAAGGATTTATTACCGCATTTTGGTGAAAATCTTGTATTTGAATTTGATTTTAGTTTGTTTCTATCTGAAGATGAAACAGAATTGAGCACAAGATTGCAACGTGAAATTCAATATGGAATTATCTCACCAAACGAAGCACGGGAATTACTTAATAGAAAACGATATGAGAATGGTGGTGGTGATACTTATTATATGGCAGTGAATTTACAGCCGATTGCAAGTACTGACGGTGAATTTATGTCAGAAGAGCAACGACAAGAGCAGCAAGAGCAAGAGATTGAGACTAAACCAAATGAAGGACAATCTATTGACAATAAACCTGAGGATGTTATTGATCCAGATGAAATTGCTCGTAGATTAAAACAAGATGAAGAACGTGATATACAGCGCGGTGTTACTAATTTAAAGGATATGTAATGGGCTTATATACTGATCTATTTGTTACAAATAAGGGATATTTTTATTTTAATAAAAATATCTATAGAACAACTGTTAAGTATGCCAGAAATAGGTCTGCTTTTGTTGTTGGTTATCCTAATTCAACAGATGTTTTATTTGCTTTTGGTTCTGAGATAGAAGAGCTAACAGCTATTGATAAAAAAGTAAAGGCAGAGGTTTGTAAATGCCACACTAAATTTGGTAAAACTATGTTTAAGGGAGTTTCTAAAGATAAAAAACGATTCCTTGAAATACAACAGAAGCAATTGCCAAGTTTTTATAAACATGTTTTTGTTGGGATGAAGAAAGCAAATAAAGAGTTATATAGCCAGCTAATTGAACGATTAAGCAAAGCACCATATTTATCTACTGTAGATCAATTGAATATGAAAAAATATGCAAATATAATAAGATCGAGTATCTTAGTTGATGTTGTATTTATTTTAAGCGCCGCTGGAAATGAGGGTGTGCAACTTGTAAAAGATAAATTAAAATTTAAAGATGATACTATTAAAAAACAAACTATTGAAGAGGCTGCACTTGGTATTTCATTTAACATTTGGGACCCACAAATTCAAACTTGGATAGATAAGAATACTGCAAAACTTGTACAAGATATTAGTGAACAAACAAAAGCTGGAATTAAAGATGTTATTACACATAAAGTAGAGGGTGGGCTTCGTGTGCGTGATGCAGCAAGAGAGATTAAACCGCTTGTGGGATTGAATAAAGTACAAACAAATGCTGTTATTAATTTTGAACAAAGATTATTGGAGCAGAAAGTACCAAAAGCAAAAGTTGCAGCAAGGGTTAATACATACACTAATAAATTACATAAATTGCGAGCACAAACTATAGCACGAACAGAATCAAGGGCGGCAATTTCAGCAGGACAAATAATGGGTTATAAACAATCATATGTTACACAAGTTAAATTTTCTGCTGCTGCTGGTGCTTGTGCAGTGTGTGCTGGTTTTGATGGTAGGGTCTATCCAATAAAGAAAGCAAGTTTAAATTGGCAGAGCATTCCAAGAGAAGCTGGAATGACAACAGGAGCTTGGGGTGGTTTTATTACTTAAAATTGAGGTAAATAATGGCTTTTATCCCGGTTCACCCAAATTGTTTTCTTAATAGACGAATGCCAATTTACACAAATCAAGGTTGGAGACCATTTGATAATATTAATATTGGTGATTTAGTTTTAACCCATAAAAAGAGATTTAGAAAAATTACAAATAGAATTATAACACTAAAAAGAAATCCAGAGGTTATAAAAATATGGATTACTTTAGGGATTAATGGTTATCAGAAAACGCAAGAAATAACACTAACAGATAATCATCCAGTTTTAACAACAAAAGGTTGGAAATATGCAAATGAATTAACAACAAAAAATGTAATTTTATACTTGGGTTTTTGTAGTAAAAACAAATATGACTTTGTTGGTAAAAGAATAATAAAATTAGAAGAAAAAGAAGTTAGGGGAAACAAACCCCTTTTTAATCTAACCGTTGATGAAGATGAAAGTTATATCGCAAAAGGATTTTTAATTCATAATTGTAGATGTGATTGGTTGCCAATGGTTGAAACAATTCGATATCCAAAATCATTTTATACCGCTGCTGGACTTATTGCACCAGCAGCATTAAAACCAACCGAAAAACCAACAATAAAACCAACTGAGAAACCAAAACCAATAAGTGTTGGTGAAGAACTTATACAGGAGCTATAAAAATGTCATCAAAGTTTGATTTTCGTCCTGGACGGCAGGAGATTCGCTATACAGTTAGAGAACAAAGCAATTATTCAGCATTTCGTAGAGATGATTTAGGTAAGGGTATTTCTATAGTTAGAGGAAAAACAACAAAAGGAAAGTGGGAAGTTCAGGCTTTACGATTTAAAGTTAGTTCTGGTTGGACTATTCCAAAAGCAAGAAAATGGGTAAACGAACATAGAAATTTAACTAAGATTGAAAATTTAAATAAAAGTGAAATTTTAATTATTCAAAAAGGAGAATTTAATATGAGAATCGAAGATGTAACAGCTAAGAATGTGACAGAACTTGAAAAATCAGTATTGTTTAAAGTACGAAACCAGTTAAGTCAATGCTTTGTTCCAGATTATTGGCATTATGCAGAACTCGTGCTGAAAGAGATTTCTCGTAGAGATTATAAGAAATTTATTAAGCCGGTTGATACTGCTTTTGAAAAGAGACAGCAGACACAGCAATTTCTTAATTCTCTTACAAATAAGCTTGGTGAGTTTGAGAAAGTAGAGAATGATAATTTTATTGTTATCCCAACCTGTGTTGAGTCAACCACCCATTTTGGACACCACTTTTTTCTTTGTGATTTAGATAAAGGATTATCTTTCGTTCATTGTGAAGAATGTGGTTTACCTGCTGCATATATCTTTTCTAAGAAGCAGAAACAAAATTGGAGCATTGAAAAGTGTGAGCGTTGGGTAGCTAATAAAGTATCAAGTGAATTTCAATCAGTAGATAAAGCTGCGTATGCTTCTTACAACGAAATTGGGGAAGATGAGTATAAGATTGTTTCAATTATTCCTGGGCAAGAGAAAATTGCAAGAGAAGCAGAGTATATTGAACAACTTCCTTATGCTGGTTATCGTGGTATGTGTGTTTTATATGTAACTGATTTAATGCGAATTGTTGGTGCTGTTTTCTTTAAAGATTCTGGTTGGACAAAGGCGAAAGTTAAAGATTTTATGGCTGAATTTTTGAGTGAAAAAACAATTAGAAGCAATTCTCCAGCAGGTATGGAAAAAGAAGATAGTTTAACCGCTGTTGAGTTTACAAAGAGGCTTGATAATACTGGTACTAAACTCAATATATTTAAAATTGATAAGAAAGAACATTTAATATCTGCTGTAGTGTATGAGCCGGATGTGATTGATTCAGACGGTGAATTTATGAGAAAGGCGGCTATTCGTGAAGCCGCTTTTAATTGGATGCTTGTTTATGGTGGTACATATAAAGAGCAGCATAAGAAAAATTTATCAAAGCGTGATGCTGCTGTAGTTGAAACATATCTTGCTCCAGTTTCTTTTGCAGTAGAAAAAGAGATTATTACAGAGGGAACATGGATAGCTACTACTAAAGTTTTTAATAAAAGAATTTGGAAGAAAATTGAATCTGGAGAGATTACAGCATATAGTATTGGTGGTCATGGTGTACGCAAACCATTTGATTTTAGTTAGTTAGATAGTTTAAGCCAAAAGATATTGCATTAGTAAAGAATGTATTGTACATTTAAATAGAATAAAATTTAGTTGCAGGCTTCCTTGATGCCCTGTTTTCAATTTTTGAGAGCGGGGCATTTTTTTATTTATTGGAGAGATACAAATGAAAAAAAGTGGGCAGATTTATGAAATTATAAGGGCAGACATAGAAGAAATATCTCTTGTAGGTCGTGGAGCAAACATGAGAAGTTTTTTTCTTATTAAATCATTAACGGGAGGACGGCAGATGAAAGCATTTGCAAAGGCCTATCTTAATTTGTTTGGCACTGAAGCTACAGAGACTTTTCTAAAGACCATGGAAAGTCTTGATGATGAGCTTCGTAAAGAGCGCACAGAAGCACTTGAAACTCTTGTTGAGATTAAAGACGATTTTGATGAAGAGGTTTCAAAAGCTCTTGCGGTGCTTATTACGAATATTCCTGTTATTAAAGAAGTAGTAGAGAAAGAAAAAGCTGTGCTTTCTGATGAAGTGAAGAAAGCGATTGAAGATTTGAATAAAGCTGCTGGTATTGAACAGAGTGAACCCGCTTCAAAGTCTAATGATGAAGCAGTTGAGAAAAAGGTAGAACCAGAGCTTGTAGAAGTTGATCTTGATGAACTTGAAAAAGCTGCTGATGATAAAGCAAAGGAACTTGTAGATAAAGCGAAAGCTAAATTGACAGTATAGCTTCACAAATTCTAACTCTGGGAATGCAGAGTTTAGGTTCTAATCCTTAGAAGCCCAACGCAACAAGGGAGCATTCATTGGGGCAAAAAAATTGTAATAAGGGAATATTCACCGGGGCAAAAAAATTGTAATAAGGAGGAGATGCAATGAAAGTTTTGATGAATCCGACTGAACTCAAGAAATATCAGGATGAACTTACACAAAAGTCTGTGGAAAAGGCACTTGCTGAAGCAATGAAAAATTCAAGCGCCGCTCCCGTAAGAAAGGCTACGTCTGATCCAGCAGATGCTTATGATAATTTTCATCGTGATGGCGGAGAACAGACTGAATTTGATAAGAGCTTTAGCATTGCAAAGTTTATTCGTGGTAAGGTTTATGAGCGTATGGGCATAGCACAGCCATGGAACAATGCTGGTTTTGAGAAAGAGATTTCGAAAGCTCTTGCTGAAGGCACAGGCTCAAGTGGTGGTTTTCTTGTTCCTGAACAGTATATGATGACTCTTATTCCGTTACTTACTGCTAAGAGCGTTGTCAGAGCGGCTGGTGCTACTGTTTATACAGTGACACGCAATGAACTTGCGTTGCCGAAGCAGAGTGGTGCTGCTGGTACAACCTGGGGTTATGAAAATGAAGATATGTCTGAAGATACTAATCCTACTTTCGCTCAGGTAACGTTGCAGCTTAAAAAGTTGCGTGCCCTACTTTATGTTTCAAACGAGTTGATTGATGACGCCGATCCAGCAGTTGATCAGCTTATCACAGTTGATCTTGTTCGGCAGATTAGTCTTGCAGAGGATTTGTCATTTCTTGAAGGTGTTGGCGGTGCGCGTCCGCTTGGTTTTTATAATCATCCTGATGTTTCAACCGCTACTCTTGGTAGTGGTAATGGAGCGACTCCTACTCTTGATAACTTCCTGAATGCGATTTATGCAATTGATCTTAACAATGGAAGCTATACTGGTTGGGTAATGCATCCGAGAACTCTTAATTCTGTTCGTCAGATCAAAGATGCTCAGGGTAATCCGATTTACTGGAAAGATCCTCTTGGTCGTCTACCTGAACAGTTGTTTGGGCTTCCAATTCACAAGACTACTCAAGTTTCTGTTACTCAGACTGTCGGCACAAGCGGCGCTGTTTGCTCATATGTTGTGCTTGCTAATTGGCCTGAAGTTGCAATTGGCCAGAAAAATGAGTTGCGCCTTGAAGCAAGTCGTGAAGGTGGAGATGCTTGGGAGAGCGATCAGACTTCGTTCCGTGCTGTGCGGCGTGTTGATATGGTTCCGAGACAGCCGAATGAAGTTTATGTTATGAAGGGTGTTAAGTCCTAAAAGTTTAAGATTTGTTGATTTGTAAATTTTTGCTTTTTTTAATTAATAAGAGGGAGGATTAGAAATGCCACCTATCAGGAATTATGCCGATGCACTCAATATTAAAGCTCTTATACAGAGTGCGGTGCTTGGTGTAACCAACACTGGCAACACTGGTGTTGATATGGGCACCTGCCGCAGTGGTGTACTACAGGTTAGTTTTACAAAGGGCACTGATGTTGCAACCACATTTTCTATTCAGGATTCAGCAGATAATGGTGTTGATGACGATTGGGCTGATGTGATTACACTTACTGATGCCCAACTCGCCTCTACTGCTCTTGTGCTGAAGGAGATTCCGAGAATGAAGCGGTATTTGCGAGTTAAGTGGGTTCGTAGTGCCGCGAATGGGGATAGTTATTGGAGTGTTGTTGTTGCAGGTAAATATCCGCAGGTTGCTCCTGTGTAAGTAGTTTACAATTTAAGGGTTACTAATCCCATTAGCGGGGTTAATGTTGGGTGAAACGTTGCTGGCCGACTTTGCCCCGCTATTTGTTTTTCTAAACGAAAGGTTTAAAAATGTTTGATAAAACTGGACGGAATACAGATGGATCAAAAGTCCAGCGATATTCAGATGGACTTCAAATCATTGATGGTGGTAGAATCGAAGTTGAGGGGATTCAATTTTTTGATGATTTTTTTAATCTTGCAAATGATTCAACTAATAAATATACGACCTCAGAAGAGGGAACGAGTAATGCACTTGATCCAGTTGATGCTATCAATGGAGTCTTACAGATTGATTCTGGAACGGCGGCAGATAAAGTAAACAGCATTGCTTCAATGTTAAATTTTTCTGCGGCTCGTGGAGTTACCGCAGAATTTAGGATTAAGACTCTTACAAGTGATGCTGATTTAATGCTTTTTTGTGGTTTGACAGATGCACAAACTGAATCTACAGGCGAGCTTCCGATAGATGAAACTGCAACATTGGTAGAAGGCACTGCGGATGGTATTGCCGATGATTTTGCTGGTTTTGCATTACACACAGAAATCAATGATAAGCTTTATGCTATGAGTTGTCTTGCTGCAGCCGCGCCTCAGAGTGATGATACTGGGCATGAAATTGTTCTCCTTACTTGGTTGAAATTAAGAATTGAACTTGATACTACTGGTAATGCGAAATTTTACGTAGATGATGTATTAGTCGCAACACACGCTCTTGCAATTACTGCTGCTGATCCTTTGTGTTTGTATTTTGGCACAAAGATTACTGATGGCTCAACTGCTGCTTTCGCTCAAATGGATTATTGGGCTGCTCATCAAGCAAGGGTTGTGTAATAAAGTAGATTTTAGTTTTTATTTTAGGAGGTAAAAATGGTATTCGACAAAACCGGAAGGAATACAACTGCATCTAAGGTGCAAAGGTTTCCTAAAGGTTTGTTAATGATTGATGGTGGTAGAATTGAGGTTGAGGGAGTCCACTTATTTGATGATTTCTTTGATCTTGCAATTGATACTACTAATAAATATACCGTTGGTACTGAAGGAACTGGTGCAGCAGTAGATATAACTGCTGCTCTTAATGGGGTTTTACAGATTGATACAGGCACAGATGTTGATAATCGAAACTGTATTGCATCAAGATTAAATTTTTCTGGCGCACGTGGTGTTACTGCTGAATTTAGAATCAAAACAACTACAAGTGATGCTGGTTTGTTGCTATTTTGTGGATTAACTGATTTGAAAGATGAAGGTAGTGGTTTACTTCCTATTGCTGATACTGCTCTTGCTGCTGCTACAATAACAGCAAACGCATCAGATTTTGCTGGATTTGCTGTTCGTGCCGAAACAAACGATAATGTTTATTGTGTTTCTGGTAAAGCCGGCACATTGCAATCTTCAGATAGTGCAACTGATATTGTGCTTGATACATGGCTGAAGTTGAGAATAGAAGTTGATACAGATGGTAATGCAAAGTTCTATATTAATGATACGTTTATTACGGAATTAGAAGATGCTCTTACTGCTTCTGATCCTCTCTGTCTTTATCTTGGTGGTTTGATTACTACTGGTTCTGCTGCTGCATTTATTCAGATGGATTTTTGGGGTGCTCATCAAGCAAGAATTGTGTAGTAAAAATTTATTTTATTTTTTTATCACTCTGTTTTAAATAAGGGGCTTTTATAATGGCTAAAGTACGGGTTAAGAAAGGTAAACTCTGGGAGCGTGGCGATCTTGGACTTTTTACTCCTGGAATGGAAGATATAATTGATAGTTCATTACTTGAGGGTGGTAGTGCATTAAACGATATAGTTGAAATAATTTCTCTTGGAGAAAAAGCTTCAATTAAAGAGTCTGTTGAGCCTGTTGTTGAAGTAAAACAAGAGAAGCAGAAAGCTGAAATTATTGATGATACTGAAATAATTGAAAATGCCGAGACAGAGGTTATTGAAGAGTCTGTTAAAGAACCACCGAAAAGCATCAAAGACAGACTGCTTAGGAACGTTCCTAAGAAGAAAAAGAAGTAGAAATCTCATTTGATTTTTGCAAATGTTTTTATTTATATAGGAGTGAACCAACTATGAAAAGGTTTATTCTGGTGTTTATTTTGTTCTTAGCGTGCTTTTATTCAAGTACGTTAGTTGCTCAAAACACAGCACCTGTACCAACAACTTTTACTATACTTGACAGAGGTGATGAACCAAGTTATAGGGATTTGTTAAAGTACCCAACAAATCCTGTATTGCGTGGTGATGAAGTTCAACTTCAAGCATATTCAGTTGAGTATGGTGATGCAGTAGACAGTGTTTATTATTCAAGTGCGGCGCAAGTTAGTATGGCAAATTTTGAGGGTGAAATTAAGTATGACGTTGAAGTAGAATCTATTGGGTATGGGTTTTCTGATAATGATATAGGTCCCCAGGATTCTACTGTTACAATTATATTGAGAAAGCGTTCATATCGTCTTGATAGCACTGCAACAATAGTTACGTGGCTTAATCAGCCAAACCGAAATGTTGTAGATTCACTTGGTTGGACTTTTAATAATAGTGTTTCTGTTGGTGATAAATTTCGAGTTGTGCTTACGTATGATTATCTTATGTCTGCTGATAGTGATGGAAGGCTTTTAGTAAATATCATAAGTGATGCTTTACACGAAAAGCAGATTGGTAATTCTTATACTACCGGTGCTGATAGTTCACTTGCTGGTGGAGATGATAGCTTAGAAGTATTTCTTCTTACTCCTGCTACTGGAACTTTTAGGGTTGTTTGGGACGTTAGGGCAACGGCAACTTGTTATTTTTATATAAAAACTGGAATAACTGTTTCTGCTGGTGCTGATACTGTTACAGCAGTTAATGATGATTATGGTTCCAGTAATACTACTACTGCTATTTTTATTAAGGCTCCTCGATCTTCTAATACCGGAACTTATGTGCAGCCGATGAAAATTATTAATAGTTCATTAAGTGCTGGTGGTCAAGCAAGGGATATTGGTGAGCGCACCCTTAAGAATAGTACAAATTATGTTTTTGGTGTACACAGCACAGCAGCAGCGGTGGTTTCTGTTGAACTTAAGCTTATAGAGACTGATTAGGGGGCGGCCCTTTGAAAAAAATATTTTTTATTATGATTTTAATAGCAGCATACTTTTCCAATCTGTCTGCTGTTACTATAGATTCTACTTATATATGGGCTAATTTTGTCCCTTGGACAACTGTTGATGATTCCCTTGTTCGTTCTGTCAGAAAATCAGGACAGTCTAAATTATATGGTCATGTCATTCTTGGTGAGGGTGCATATTTAAATATTACACAAACTGGGAATAATATTTCTATTGCAGGAGAACCGGCTGATTCGCTTGTTAGTACAATCAGAAAAGCTGGTCAGAGTGGGATTACAGGAAATGTTATATTTGAAGAGGGTGAGGGTGTACGTATTACCCAAACTGGAAATAATTTAGTAATTGCAGCGACCGCCGCAGAAATTTTTATGATTGCAGCTAATTTTGATTCAATACTTGTAGCAAATGGGTGGGTAGATTCTGTTAGTGGTTATATTTCTGACTCATTGGCAAGTTATTTACTTTCAGCAGAATTTGATGATTCAACTGCTATTTGGTTAGCTCGATTTAATATAGCTGAAGCGGGTATTGATAGTCTACAAACTGGACTTGATTCTGTATTAGAGGATGTAAATATTGCAGAAGCTGGTATAGATTCTCTACAGACTGGACTTGATTCTGTATTAGAAGATGTAAACATTGCTGAGGCCGGGATTGATTCATTGCAATCTGCTACTGATTCTATTCTGATAGCTTTAAATATAGCTGAGTCTGGTATAGATTCATTACAAACTGGACTTGATTCTGTATTAGAAGATGTAAATATAGCTGAATCTGGAATAGACAGCCTACAAACTGGACTTGATTCTGTATTAGAGGATGTAAATATAGCAGAAGCTGATATAGATTCTCTACAAGCGGCTACAGATTCTATTAATACTGCCTTAAACATTGCTGAATCTGGTATTGATTCATTGCAAGCTGGATTAGATAGTACCCAAACCCAATTAAATATTGCTGAAAGTGGAATAGATAGTCTGCAAACTGGACTTGATTCTGTATTAGAGGATGTAAATATAGCCGAAGCAGGAATAGATAGCCTACAGACCGGACTTGATTCTGTATTGGAAGATGTAAATATAGCAGAAGCGGGTATAGACAGCCTACAAACCGCTTTAAATATAGCTGAATCTGGTATTGATTCACTACAAACTGGACTTGATTCAGTATTAGAAGATGTAAATATAGCTGAAGTTGGAATAGACTCATTACAAGCTCATGCAGATAGTACTCAAACACAGCTAAATATAGCAGAAGCTGGTATTGATTCATTGCAAGCCGGACTTGATAGTACTCAAACCCAATTAAATATAGCTGAATCTGGAATAGACTCATTACAAGCTCATGCAGACAGTACCCAAACCCAATTAAATATAGCCGAATCTGGAATAGATTCATTGCAAGCCGCCACTGATTCTATTAATACAAATTTAAATATAGCCGAATCTGGTATTGATAGTTTACAATCTGCTACTGATTCAATAGGAACTGCCTTAAATATTGCTGAGGTAGGAATAGATTCATTACAATCTGCTACAGATTCTATTAATACAAATTTAAATATAGCAGAAGCTGGTATAGATAGTTTACAGACTGGACTTGATTCAGTATTAGAAGATGTAAATATAGCAGAAGCTGGAATAGACAGCCTACAAGCTGCTACTGATTCTATTAATACTGCCTTAAATATAGCTGAATCTGGTATTGATAGCTTGCAAACTGGATTAGATTCTATTAATACCACATTAAACATTGCTGAAAGTGGAATAGATAGCCTACAATCTGCTACAGATTCTATTAATGTGAATGTAGCAGTACTTGATACCGGTTTCCATAAACTCATCTGTGGTATATCTATAGATGTATTAGATATATCTGTCAGTTCTGGAGTAAACCTAACTGTTCAAGATTCGGGTGGCGGAGACTTTATTATCATTCTTGAAGGTGGGCATGTGACGATAGCAGATTCCATCGTACCGCTAACGGTTAGTGATGTGAACTATGTCTATGCCGACACATCAGGCACGGTATTAGCGAATACCACAGGCTTTCCAGATAATGGAACATGTGCTATAAGCATACCACTTGCTACTGTTGAAACAGATGGTACAGATATTTTATGGATAGCGCGTCACTATAATATTAGAAATAGAAATGTGCTCCAGCTTAGAGAGTTTGTAGGTATCTCTCGGCATTATGCTACTAAGACTGGCTTCGAGGTCGCGGTAGGAACCGCGAATGATCAGTTTGACTTTGGTGCCGCAGGGACGAGTAATGCGTATGAGACTATTCATGGAGAATCACTCACACTAACTGACAGTGCAGATTGCTTCTTCTATGATGATGTGATTGGTTATTTAGATGATGAGTTTGATTCATCCGTGTATGGTGACAGCGTAGTCTTGTCCGGCCCAGGCTACTATAGCAAGTTTATATTCTGGACTATTGCAAGATCAGATGATACTACTCCTATATTTCACCTCACACGTTCAGAGTCAGAGTATGGGGATGTTGGTTCTGCTACCGCCGCATCATTCCCATCTGTACCAGATGACTACACAGAAACAGCAATTCCACTAATTGGTGTGGTTTATAAAAAGAATAAAGATTGGAGTGATCTTTCAGGTACAGCAGACTGGATAGTTACAAGTTTCCTATCAATTGGATCAGTCACAGTTGGTAGTGGTGGTGGTATAGATATTGAAACCGTTGCAGAGCTTGTAGAGGATAGTCTGGCAGCTTTACGGATAAAGGCTGAGATTGACTCTATTTTGACTGATTCTATAGCCACTCGTGCGCTGATTGTGGCCGGCAATGCTACGATTGATGGCGTGACCTACACCGATTCCACTGCGATTCCTGGCCATGTTCTCAAGCTTGCGGCTGATAGTAGTACTTATTGGGCAACTGATGAAACCGCAGGTGTGCTTGCTACAAGAGTTGATACCCTTGAAGCTCAAGTTATTTTAGAGGTTAATAATATTGAAGTAGATGATTCAACCGAACTTAAAATAAATAAACACACAGTTGTTGATGGAATGTTGACAGCCGATAGTGTTTTTGCTGGTGCAACAAATCTTGCTACAGCTATTACAAACTTAGAGACTGGACTTGATTCTACTATGGATACTGTGGTTGTGAATCAGGGCCTAATTTCTACTTTACAAACTGATGT